CGATTTTAAAGAGATATGCGAACGGAGATTCGGAAAGACAGTATGTTTTTTCTCTTTGTTCCAGGGTGCTGTATGGTCCTTCAGAGAATCTTGCAACATCGGAATTTTATGAAAAGTTTTCGGATTGGCTGGAAGAGTGTACGAGAACCGGAACATTACCAAAGCTTTCCGGTCAGTTACAAAGCAGATCAATCCGCGCAACTACAGATGGATATTTGTATGACAACCAGAGCACCAGTTGTCAGTACAGGATTCAGTGTCAATTTATCTATTACAAACGGAGGTAGAAAATGAAAAAAATGAATTTACAGTTATTTGAAACCCCACAAGCAGGTGTCGTGGGTAGATGTCAGCATCCCGGATATATTAATGTGGCTGTAGGTGGAAGTACTGAAACCTATGAACTTTTAGGTTTCGGTGTGACCCAGTTGGATGATTCCCCATCAGCGAAGCCTACTGCTAAGAGGTATGTGAATCAGAAGTCGGCAACCCAGTCTATTGGATCTTATGAATGGACGGCGCCCTTGGAGTTTGATCTGATCAGATCGGAAAAGGCCATTGAATTTATTACCAATATTGGGGAGAAAGAATTGATTGGAAAAGATGCAGAAACAGACTATGTGATTGTGTATCTGGAAAAACCTTCTAAAACTACAGAAGGTTCTTTTGAAGCGAAAAAACGTAGAGTAGCAGTTGAAATCTCTGAGTTTTCTGACAATGATGGAGAGATTCAGGGGTCTGGCAATTTACTGGGTGTGACGGATTGGGAATTTGGTACTTTTGATACCAAGACAAAAAAATTTACCCCCACAGGCGTAGGAGCGTAGGAGGGGAAAACCATGAAGATTAATGGGAAAAAGCTTGTATTTGATTTTTATGATTCTGATCAGAAAAATAAACAAGATGCATATATATCAGAATTAAACAAGATTAATGAGATAAGTCATATTCCTGTTCCGGAGGGAGTGAACCCGGTTGACTTTGAGTGTGATGCTATCAAAAATATGTTTGATCAGGTGTTTGGAGAAGGAACAGGTAACGCAGTGTGTGGGTATGGACATAATCATTTGGTCTGTCTGGAATCATTTAATGCTTTGATTGAAAGCGTAAATGAGCAACATAAGCGGTACAGGGTAATAAAAGAAAAACTCTCGATGGGAAGCAGGAGAATAAAATGAGTATTTTGACAGAACATTTTCCGGAGAGTGTAATTGTTGACGGTGTGGAACATCCCATACATTGGGATTTCCGCACTGTTTTAAAATGCGACAAATTCTTATCTCCGGGAGAACTGTCAGCAGAAGAATTGGAAAAAATTTTAAATCTGTTTTATAAAGACGAAGATATGTACACGCAAGAACACATAGATAAAATGTTTTGGTTTTTTTCTTGCGGTAGAGAGAAGAAGAAAAAAAGATTTCCACGGAAAGAAGCGGGGATTAACAATAAACAGTCCTTTGACTTCGAAAAAGATGCAGATCTGATTTATGCCGGTTTTATCCAGCAATATGGAATAGATCTGCAGCAAGAGAATATGCACTGGTGGAAATTTATGATATTGCTGGAAAATTTAGGAGAAGGTACAAAATTTTCCAAGATAATGGAATATAGGACAATAGATACTGCAAATAAGAATATGTCAAAAGAAATGAGGGCATTTTACCGGGCTATGCAACGATATTATGGTTTGGATAAGATTCCTGAGATGGATGAAAAGACAAAGCAAATCGAAGACGCTCTGATGAATGGCGGAGATGTAATGAAACTGCTGGAAGGAAGTGAGTAAATGGCAGATGGAAAAGTGGTTATTGAAACCGATCTGGATTCGTCCGGGATAGAAAAGGGCTTATCAAAGCTTGGCAAAGTAGCAAGTACAGGCTTAAAAGCAGCTACAGTGGCGATCAGTGGAACCTCTGTCGCACTTGGCGGCGTAGCCACTGCAGCAGTAAAAACAGGATCGGATTTTGAAAAGCAAATGTCCCGGGTGCAGGCAATTTCCGGGGCAACAGGGGAAGACTTTGAAAAGCTCCGGGATCAGGCGATTCAGCTTGGGGCAGATACTTCATTCTCGGCATCCAGCGCTGCGGAAGGCATGGAGAATCTGGCGGCGGCAGGTTTCGAGGTAAATGAGATCACGGAAGCCATGCCAGGACTGTTGGCTTTGGCGGCTGCCTCTGGGGAAGATCTTGCAGTCAGTTCTGATATCGCAGCGTCAGCAATCCGGGGTTTTGGACTGGATGCAGAGGATGCTGCTCATGTGGCGGACGTTCTGGCAGCCAATGCGAACAAAACAAATTCTTCCGTATCAGAGACAGGGGAGGCGTTGAAGTATATTGCTCCACTGGCTCAGGCGGCGGGGATTGAGTTTGAGGAGACGGCAGCGGCGATCGGTATCATGGCAAATGCGGGGATTCAGGGATCTCAGGCAGGTACTACGCTGCGGTCGGCGTTATCCAGGTTATCAAAGCCGACTTCTGACATGCAGGAAGTGATGGATGAGCTGGGTATTTCCTTCTATGATTCAGAAGGAAAGATGAAATCTCTTTCAGAACAGGTAGGGATGCTCCGAAAAGCTACGGAAGGCATGACGGATGAGCAGAGGAATAACTGTCTGGTGACGCTGTACGGTCAGGAGGCTTTGTCTGGTATGCTGGCTCTGATCAATGCTGGCGAGGGTTCTTTGCAGGAATTGACAGCAGCTTATGAGAATTCCGATGGGGCGGCGCAGGCGGCTGCAGATACCATGCAGGATAATCTTGCAGGGGCAATGGAGCAGCTGGGTGGTTCGGCGGAAACGCTGGGGATTGTATTTTATGACAGTGTATCTGACAATCTGAAAGCAGCAGCAGAATCAGCTACAGACAGTGTCAATGAAATTACGGAAGCTTTCCAGGATGGAGGCTTGGATGCCGCCATAGAAGCTGCTGGGGATGAATTTGCCGATCTGGCTGTAGAGGTAGCGGATCACGCTCCAGAAATGGTGGATGCCGCTGTAGACTTTGTGGATTCCTTTGGGAAGGGGATCGAAAAGAATAAGAAAAAATTAGTAAAAGCTGCAGGGGATATGGCAGAAACCATGGCAGGAGGATTGGCCAAGTTGCTTCCGAATGAATTGGAAGAGCCAGTGGAAGATGCTATAGATGCCGTATCAAAATCATTTAACTCCGGAGGATTGAAAAAGGGAGCTAAGACATTTCAGAAGACAATTGATACAACGATTGATGTTGTAGGAGAACTGTCAGATGTGGCTTTACCTGTACTTACTAAAAGCTTGGATTATGTGGGTGATAACCTGGAATGGATCGTTCCGGTACTTGGCGGGGCAACGGCAGCATGGGGAACATATAAGGTCGCCACAACTGCAGCGGCAACGGCAAATAAGGTGGCGACGGCGGCACAGACGGCATTGAATCTCGTGATGAATGCAAATCCGGTGATATTGGTGGGAAGCGCACTGGCAGCGGCAGCGACCGGGCTTGCATTATATGCGGCGAATGCCAGTCAAGCCAGTGAAGAGCAGTTGAAATTTGAGCAGGAAATGGAAGTCCTGAACAGTAAGATTCAGGAGAATCAAACCAGCCTGGATCAGCTTTCTCAGTCTATGGAAGAAAATTATGCGTCTATTGAAGCTTCCGGCGCCCCATTGGAAAGGCTTAAAGGGAAACTGGATGAAGTTTTTGATTCCAGCGGTAAAGTGAAGGAAGGAAATGAGAAAGTAGCTCAGTCGATCCTGAATGATCTCAATGAGGCAATGGGGACAAATTATACGCTGACAGCAGATGGGTTTATTGCCAACAATGATGAAGTGATTGGATCACTGAGTGAAGTAAAGCAGTCCATTGATGAATATATACAGAAGTTGAAAGAAAAGTCTTTGGGGGAAGCAGCTTCCGATCAGTACACGAAAGCGATACAGGAGCAGGCAGAAGCGCAGGATAATCTTACAGAGGCTCAGAGGAAGTATAACGAAGCATTGGATGCTTATGCGGAAGCTCAGAGTAAGTTCAATGAAACAGGAGATTATGAAGGCTACGAAGAAGCACAGAAGAATCTGTATAAGACAAGAGATGCTCTGATCGAAGCGGCAGGAGCAGCAGGACAAGCTGATCAGAGTGTAAAAGGTTTGGATAACGTCATGGATCTTCTGGCGAATGGGAATATCCAGCAGGCTATGGAGGCATATGCTCAGCTCCCCGTAGAAGCGGAAAAGGCAGGAAACAGTATCAGTACCGTTATGGATACCATTCAAGCGGCTTTGGATTCTCAGGACTATACCAAAATGACAGAAGGTTTCGGGCTTAGATCGGAAGAGCACACGTCTGAACTCCAGT